GGTCAGCATATCACGCTTTCCTTCTGACTCTTGCGCCATTTGATGGTGAACCAATTTGGCCTAAACCACCAATCATTGCTGAAGAACAAGTAGAAACAACCAACTCATAATATGAGTGGCCATCTTTCAAACTCTGACGTAGGGCCAACAAGCGCGATTGTTTCGTTAGTTTCACTTGTTATTAGTTTCTTTGATGTAACCCATGTGTGGCTTCAAAACCTCACTCTTCTCGTTTCCTTGTGTGCTGGTTTAATTGCCATCTATGCAGGGATAAGAAGAATCCTAAAATGAACAAACTTCTTATTGGGTGTGCGTTGTTGCTTCTTATTGGATGCGCTCACCAAAATAAACAAACCTATACTGCGCCTTCTGTAGTAGCCGTTAAAACGAGCGTAGAAAAGGTGCGTCAGTATGTGCGTCCAGAAGGAAACAACGCAGTTAAAGAGCTTTCTGAAGCCATTGCGACCTATGAGACTCAAGTGCAAGATCAGTCTGTCGCTCTCAGGAAGGCTCAAAACGATTCCTTGTATTGGGAAAACAAGCAAATCAAAGCTTTGAAGGAGCTATGGGTGTGGAGGGGAATTGCAATTGTTTCCATAGTTTGTGTTGTAGGATACATCGGGATTAAGACTTCATGGAAATTCCTCGCTTGAACAAGGTAGTCTCACAAAGGCTTATTGTTTCCCTTGTGGGTATTGGATTGATCCAAGCTTCATGGAGATGGGCTATTGCTCACCTATACACATTACCAGATACGGCAATGGCAGGATTCGTGACCATCACGACCAATTCCATGTACGTCACAGGGGCTATTGTTGTTTTCATGGTTACTGGTCGCATGGTATACGATTGGAAAGTTGGGACAACCCAAGTCCAAGAAGTTGTATCGTCCGTGGCAAAAGTGAAGGAAGAGGTTGTTCAATACATGAAGAAGCCAAAGAACTTCGATGACGAAACTATTTAAAGACGTAATCATCCCTTGGTTGTTCAAGTGGGAGGGAACCAAGCTTGATTTACACAAGGACGATGAAGGGAACTATAGGGATAAAAAGCTAGTTGGAACCAAGTACGGAATAGATGCCAGATCACACCCGAATGTAGACATTCCTCTTCTGACGTATGACGAAGCTAGTGAGATCTATTGGAATGAGTATTGGATCAAGTACGCTTGCGATGACATGGATTGGCCTCTCAATTTCATCTTCTTCAATTGCTGTGTGAATTGCGGTCTATCCAGAGCAAACAAGATACTCAAACTTTCTGGTGATAACCCATCAAAGTTCATCAATGAACAGGAAGCTTTCTACAAGAGGCTCGTAGTCCATAGACCTGAGAGTAAAGTTTTTTTAAATGGATGGTTGAATAGAACGAAAGATCTAAGAAAAGTAACGGGACGAATTTGAAGCTCTCTGCAAGAGCAGTATGGGGTACATAGGGGTTTTGGTGGATTGATGTCAAGCCTATAATTTATTTTCTCTTTTAAAAAAATATCTTGATACTCCTACTGAATCAATCATATCTTGTCCCCTCACCAACTGTCGCCAGCAATGGCCTCGGTTTGGGGTAAAAGGGAAATCGCTCTCCTGCTTCGCGATGAGGCAGGGGAGTTTCTTTTTTCTTGCCATTGATATTTCTTCCACATAAAAGGATCGGCTATGACAACTGAATATCCCACACCTCGTACAGACGCTCTCATAGTTGGAGGTTGTATTGCAATCAACATACTTGAACACGCACGAGTATTGGAGAGGGAGGTGGAGGAGTTAAACCAAAGGATCATCGCAATCAAAGGCACTCAAGCCTCATTGATTGCCGCAATCAACTCCGCCATCAATGAATACAAAGGCTCTAGCGCAAGTGTTTATCTTGATGGAATCATGGAAAATCTTTTTTCAAAATAATTCTCGACATCCGTATCATATCCACATAAAACATCTTCCGTTATGACAACACCAACCAAAACAAAAACCAAAAAGACAAAAACAACCCAGCCACTTGCTCACGAGAAAGCATCGGGGCTTATCGGGCTAGGCCAACTATTGCAAGAGCATGAGGATAGCTTCACCACCATTGAAGAAGCTATCAATGATCACGCTGTTAAGATAGACCAGCTAAACGAAGTCATCTCCATTCACAACGAGGAGATTGCTGAACTCAAGCACTTCATAGACCATAGCATCAATTGCATCTTCTGGATGACAGCTATCGGCGTTGCAGTTGCAATCACATTTGCAGGAGTGGCAATCTTCCGCTAATCACAATGGAAAAAGAACCATTGTCACTTGAGGAGAAACTTGAGATCCTTATGGATAGTTTGAAGGATCTCCGTGAAACGCTAGATGAAGCCATTTCATTCATTGACGATTCAATGATTGAGGCCGACGAACGATAAACCAACCAACCAAAAACAACATGAAAACAGAAAACGCACCTATCGAAGTCCAGTATGCATCGGCACTCGTTGCCGCTATCGGGGAACTATCCAATGTCGCAAAGACAGCGGCTAATCCATACTTCAAGAGCAAGTACGCTCCTCTTGATGCAATCATTGACGCAACTCGTCCTATCCTCCTTAAGCATGGATTGGCAATCAGCCAGACTCCATTGTTCTTGGAGGGAACGGCAGGAGTGCAGACAACGATCATCCATAGTTCAGGTTATTCCACAACAACGACACTCCTTCTACCCCTAAAGGATCAGTCGCCACAGGGAGTGGGTGGAGCAATTACTTACGCTCGTCGCTATGCGCTTGCGGCAGTATTGGGTATTGCGTCTGAGGATGACGATGATGGTAATGTGTCGAGTGGCCTTCATAAGAAGGAGGAGGCTCGTCCAGCAGTAGCTAAGGTAATGGACAAGAATCCATCTGTGCGTCCAGCAGGAGCAGTCACAGGAGTTTGGAGGGGAGTCCTTCCAACCAATACAAAGGTTGCCGCCAAGAGTAAGGAAGGAAGCCCGAAGGTATGGACGCTATATGCGGTTGAGTTCAATGATAGCGGAAAGGTGATTGAGGCAATGACCTTTGATGAGAAGTTATTTGATGCCGCCACAGAGTTCGGCAAAGAGGGAACAATCGTTGATGTGGGCGTTGCCCCTTCAAAGAAAGATCCAAGCAAGTTTGAACTTGTAACCATTACACCCTCCGAGTAATGAGCAAGAAGCCGAAGATGTTTAACATCGGGACAAAGCCCATCCGCTTTTTGGGGGTGGGTTGCTCCCACGGCAAGTACGCAGATCCTACTGCATTAGATGCTGTCATTAGGGCTAGAGACGCATGGAAGCCAGAAGAAATAATTCATCTAGGTGATTGGGCTGATACAGCCGCAATGAGAAAAGGGGCTACAGGAAGTAGTGATGAGTCAGAGCCTATTCGTCCAGATATTGATGGTGGGCTTCAATTCCTTAAGGACATTGGGGCTACCATAGCGTTAGATGGCAATCATGAGGTTAGGATTCAGCATCTCAAATCAAGCAAGAGCGCAATTATATCTTGCTGTGCAGAATCGGTTGACCAGCACATTGATCAGTACCTAGCTGGTATCAAATGCAGGAGGATTCCGTATACTGGCATTTACCAAAAGTGGATGCTGGCAGACATCACATTTACACATGGAACGATTTATAATGAAAATAGTGCTAGAGATATGGCAGAAATGTATGGCGGCAAGGTTGTATTCGCCCACACGCATCGCAGTCAAATGGCTGAAGGAAGAACAAGTAAAGAGAGTAGTGGGTTTTGCGTTGGCACTCTCACTCGTCAGGGAAGTATGGACTATGCTAATTGCCGTAGGGCAACCTTCGGATGGAGACAGGGCATGGTTATCGGAGAGGCAATCGGAAATGATTCAGCAGTTTGGCTTCTTACTCGTGGAGAGTTTGATAAAGAGTGGAGGTTGCCAATATGAGTGCTAATGAATGGGCTAATGCCATTGCCCGATCAATGGCTAAGAATGTAGATGAAATCCCAGAAGGATTTTATACATCAAGACAGATTGCTAAGATGACAGGCAGGGGTATTAGTAGCACAAAAGCACTAATTGAAAAACTCGTAAATGAAGGAACGGCAGAAGTGAAAATATTTAAAATCCAAACAGCCAGCAAACAATGCCCCATACCCCACTACAAAATAATCAAATGAACGAAGCAGAATTGACAAAAGAGTTTTATATTGAGCCAGAGTTTTCTTGGCTTGCTGGCCCTTACGAGGAAAACAGCAAGACCAACAGGATTATGCTTGATCGTGTATTACAGGACATGGTGAGAGGTAATATTGATCATCGTGTTGTTAAGGATCAGATGGGGCGTTCTATTGTCGAAAGAAGGGGAATGATACTATCAAAACGATGAAAGAACACGATCCAGTTAATAGCCCATCTCATTACAAGGCTCCAAGTGGTGGAGAGCTTGTAGACACGATTGCCCATCTCAATTACCTGAGAGCTAATGCAATCAAATACATCTTTCGTGCTGGGAAGAAATATCCAGAGAAAGAAGTTGAGGATCTAAAGAAGGCAATCTGGTGCTTGAATAAAGAACTTTCCATTATCGAACAATGTCAACAATCCAACAACTAATCATCGGAGCTATGAGTGCATCAGTATTGATGTATATCATGGTTTCATTTAGACGATGACCTTTAAAAAGATTGGAAGCATTAAGATCAATGGTAGTATTTGGAAATACGGATACGGAAACACCAGAACTACCAATGGACACAAGAACGATGGATTATGCGTCTATGAAACCAAGACCATATACATTAACCCACAGGCAAGCCGATCACTTGAAGATGTCCTTTGTCACGAGTTCCTTCATGCTAGGTTTCCCGATTTGTCCGAAGAGTCAGTCGATGAAGCTGGAGAGATATTGGGTAAAGTCCTCAACGCATTTAAACAACACCTTACCTAATTTGGATGAGGATGAGCCTTGGTATGATGAAGAAAAAGAAGAAGAATACAAATGAAAAAACTAGAAGATACATTTAACGATTGGTACAACACCATTGGGATCAGAACTTACTCACAGAATCATGGATCTGCACAGGGACATGAAGACTATGCAAAGAACGCCTTTCTTGGTGGCTTTTATGCAGGGCTAGAACACTTCAAACAACTACTTGAAAATGATCAGACAGAAGCTAATTAAGAGCAATATGGTTCCCCCGAACCGCTATCGCTTCACAGTCCCAGAGACAGGAATGAAGATTGATGGTGAGTTGTCATGGGATGGTCTTTTGTCCAGAGTTCAAGCGCACTACAAGGATAACGACATTCCTCTACCAAAGGATTGGATGGAGCGTGTAGAGGATCAGCTATGTAGGCAGTTACCTCATGGTTGGTGTGTCTATACAGATGGAACTCCATCTAAAGGAACTAGGCCCATCTTATCCGCTGAAAGCATCATTAAAGGCATAACATCCTTATCTACTATGGCTATTGATGGCATCAAAGGAGAAGATGTCTTTGTTAGCCAAGATGAGGCTAATAGAAGGGCTGAGATTTGTTCTCGTTGTTATAATAACATGACAACTAACTTTTGTGCTGGATGCAATGTAATGAAAACAATTACAGGATTAGTTGCTAAAGTTAGGGGTGGTAGGACAACGCCTTTAGATGCAAACCTTTATACTTGTGGAGTATGCGGTTGCAGAAATGAGGCAATTGTTCATGTAAAGAGAAAAGTGTTGCTCTCTGGTGAAAAATCCGAGACAACGGAGGCTCGACCAGATTGGTGCTGGTTAAAAACTGAAGACTTAACTCAAGCATCTGCATCACTTAAAATATGATTACATACGGACTGAAAGACCTTAAAGTTGGCGAGAAACCTCCTAAAACAAGGGTGGAAGACGCTGGGTCAGCTCGTGCAATGCTCTACACCCTTATTGAAGATGATCAAATTGCCTCATATCGCAGAAGCCAAATTCAAGGAATTATTGATGGTAATGCTCCCTTTAACGAACAACAGCTTCGTGAACTTGGTCAGGCAGATCGGATTAATGTAAACTGGGGTCACGCAGAGGCTAAAGTAGAAGCCGCAGTTATTCCTTACTTTGACATTCTCACTTCCGTTGGTTCATATGCTACTTGTAAAACCAAGTATGGCAAAGACATGGGTAAGAGAGAGGAATGGAGCAGAATCATTACGGAAGAGTTCCACAGGCTTCTTTCTTCATCCAATCCAAACTTTCTTGCACAGCATCAAGTCTGTCATAAGTCGCTAGTTATTCATGGTCAGTCTTGTATGTATTTCCCCGATCAAACTGATTGGAGGGCTAAGTCTATTGAGCCTTGGGCTATGGTTGTACCAAAGGGAGCCAAGGTAGATTGGAACAACTGGGAGTTTTGCTATGTTCTGGATGAGCTTTATTGCGAGGAGCTTTACTCTTATATTGAGAATGAGGATGCCGCAAAGCGTGGAGGATGGGATGTGGAGCAAGTCCAAACTGCAATCATGCAAGCTCGCATTGACGAACAGGATCAACGCCGTCCTTGGGAGTGGTATCAGAAGGAGCTTAAAAATAACGGATTATACTATTCTTATGCTAAGAGCAAAATTATCAAGGTAGCTCACTTCTATGTGAGGGAATACGATGGTCGTATTTCTCACTACATCTTTGATCGTCTCAATAGCACAGAGTTCCTTTGCAGTAAGATTGGACGCTATAAGGATTTCTCTAATGCTTTCACTATCTTCCTTAATGGAATCGGAAACGGATTCTATCATGGAGTGAGAGGGCTAGGTCAAAAGGTGTATAAATATGCGGAGGCAATGAACCGCATGAATAACTCTCTCATGGAGAACGCCATTATTGGTGGAACTACCATGTTCCGAGCCAACTCTGCCGCCGATGCCGAGAAGATGAAGAGCGTTCAGATTGGCCCTTGGAGGATTCTCCCAGTTGGTCTTGAGCTTGTTCAGCAGAATGTATCTACCAACCTTGCGGCTTCCATGCAAGTTGCTCAATTCTTCAACTCACAAGAGGCTGATGACATTGGTAGTTTTATGCCATCCGTATCGGGTGGTGGACGAAAGAAAGGAAACAAGGAAGTCGAGATGGAAATTGGCGAAAAGAGCCGACTTACCAATACTCGTGCAGAGATCTACCTACAAGCCCTAGACGTTCACTATTCTGAAGTTTACCGCAGGGCATCCAATCCAAACCTCATTGAAGAAGATCATGGCGGCAAGGAAGCATTAAGGTTCCAAAAGGCTTGTATGGACAGGGGCGTTCCGGCAGGAGCGTTACTTGAGATGGATACAGTCAAAGCCACTCGTTCTATTGGTCAAGGTTCAGCTTCCGCAAGATTGCAAGCAATGGAGCTTATTGGTCAGTATCTCCCTCAACTCCCAGAGTCCAATCGGAAACGAGTAATTAACGCCAACATAGCGGCAATCGCAGGGCAAACTGGG